GAACCTGCAACATCTGGCATATCTGGCATTTCAACATAAGGATATCCAAGAATAGTATTTGGAACTCCTGCTGTTAGCATCATACCTGCTTGGAACACATATTGTCCTGCTGTATCCTTTAGCTTGCGTATAGCCGCCAAGGTTGTGCGATTGAATATGAATGTACCATTAGCACCATAAGGTGACTTAACAGCGTGTACCAAGTCAATAAGACCATCGCCTGTTAACAATGTTCCAGAACCTGAGTTTGTAGTTCCGACACTTGAGTTTGTTAAAACACCTTCTGGCTTACCAACTGCATCACCAGATATCATTGATAGACCTTCAGCTTTTGCAAACTGATCTGCAAATTCTTGTTGCATTTCTGCCTCAAGATTAAATACAGAATCCTCTAGCTCTTGCTCAGAAATATCTACAAGCGCATATAACTCATGTGTTGGGATTTCTTCCAACTGAGTTGTATAACCTGTTGTCTCTGAACGAGTGCCAGACTCAGCTACCCATTGTGCAGTAAATGTTGCTGTGCGTGATGGCATTTGAACTGACTTTTGTGAAGTTGCACGAACACGAGCGATAGAACGCATTGGTGAAATCTCAGTTAAAGTCTTGATAAGCTCACGGACATATTCTGGTGGGGCAAGAAAACCTGCGGCTGTATCATCAGAAACAGTCAAGGCTTTTACCTCATCAATATCCATGTTGTCCTTGCCTTTGCGTAGCCACTTATCAAATGCCTTTACAGACATATCAATTTGCTTTGCTTCAGAACCTGCTTCTGGACGCTTTAGAAGTGTCTCAAAAGTATCTAGCTTTTCTTGGACTTGCTTTTGCTCTTGTTGTGCAAGAGTAAGTTTTTGGTTGATATCTTCAAATCTATCAAGGTCAGCCTCAATATTTTTTATTTTCTCATCCACGAGAGGATCGGTTGAACCTTTCTTCTCTAAATCTGCAATACGAGCGTCATTGGTTGATTTGAACTCTTCAAATGCTTTCGCCATGCCCTCGACTGCGTTTTTGATATCGTCTGACATCATCAGTCTCCTTTAAGGATTGAAGTTAATTTAGCAATCGAATTGATTGCCTCTGTTTGCTCATTGTCAACCTCGCGCTGATCTAAAGCCTTGATAACGGCATTTGCCGCTACTTTTGATTCGCTTCTTGAAAGACCACCTTCATCCCGAAGGAAACCTTCCCATTCACGAACTGTTTTGCCCTCACCTTTTACCGCTTGAATCCTTGCGCGTGGATTCATTGGAAAGGTAACAGCGGATATCTCCATCAGGTCAACTTCCTTGAGCATACGTCTTTTGCCCTTTTCATCGTAAGTTGCGCCCTTTGGAGAAACTCTATAGCCGATAGACAAACCATCTATCGCGCCCATCTTCATTAATTCATAAACTTCCTTGCCTTTTTGCGTACCCATAGCAAGGCGGCCTTTTACCTTCAGCCCTTTTCTATCTTCTATGATTTCATCAAATACACCGATAGGCTCATCTGCCTTATGTTGATATAAAAGTTTAACGCCTCTTGCGCCCTTAGATGCAATTGACTTAGCAAAAGCACCCTCGACCATTACATCATTTCCTAAATCTTTATTGTTGAAGATTGACCCATAGCCAGAGAACATTCCCTTTTGCTCATCATCTTCATCATCTCGATATGCTTTGAGTTCAGCTTTAATATCTAAGACTTCTGTTTCAAAATCTTCTATAGGCTGTTCGTCAAGATCCATCTCATTCTCCTTGCTTCCGTTTTGAAAACTGCTGAGACAAACCGCTACCCTCTGGTTGTTTGTTGGATACTCAGCTTGTATGGTATTGCTACCCATACAACGCTCCATGAATACTTCCTCTGTCTCACCGCTTGACGGCTTGGGAATCGGCATCACTTCTCCTGTCGTTGAATATATCACCTATTTGGCAAGATAGCAATAAACGCAAACAAACACAAATAAAAAGGGCAATCCGCAGATCACCCTTTTATTATTTAATAATTTTAAAAGTTTTTTATTGATATTTCAATCTTTGTTCTGTTTGCAAATGCTCATCATCAAATGAATCATCATTGATAACTCTGCCCTCAAACCAACCAAATGGGATTGCCATACCTTCGGGCAACACCCACAAATGATACTGGTTCGCTGTATCGACTAGCCTTTCTGATGAGGGATATATTTGAATCGCCTCTCTCAACTCACCACAAATATCATCTTTGATTTTTTGGAAGTCAGCCCAATCATTACATGGTTGTTTGTCTATTCTTTTAATAGATAGCCAATCACACTTGCCCTTGTATTCTGGAACTTGAACCATATTATCACATAGCTTTCCATGATATTGGAAGACTTCATATATATCATTACGCCAAATAATTCTTTCTCTTTCATGATTAACCATTTCTTTGGCGGTTTCTCTCGTCATTTTAACTTTCATTGTTTTAGCTGTATTTAAATAATGATTGATATGTTCTTTGATAGACATATCTTTATGAGATGATTTGAATTTTTCAAATTTTAACATTTTGATCTCCTTAATGTTTAGGTCTATTTTAGTATAACCCCAACAAACCGAAAATTGATCTGTTGGGGTAAAGATTTTTATTTAACTTCTCGCCAAGACCACATTTGCTCCTCTGCGGAAAACTTAGAACCATCCCAAAATATGCGCCACTTTTTATCCGTAGAATCTGTGATAGTGATTGACCCATTTTCTGGATACTTGGAACTGATTACCAGTTTAGAGATAGATACCTCTTGACCCATTTTTTTATCTATGACTTCAAGAAGAACTATTGTTCTGAGAAGCCAAGCCTCATGGACTTTTTTCTTAATCCGTTTTTCTGCATCTGCATAAGCATCTAACTTCCTCTGATAGAGCTTTTCCATTTTAGCAATTGGATTTACATGAACTGTTAAAATATTAGACATTAGTTTGCGTCCTTTCTTAGGAAAATAATTTTCCGATAGCTGTTGACTTGCCTGATAAATAAATTTCATATTTACCTTTGTTTTTTCTTGAAAAGGATCTCATGTCTCTTGCAGAGCCTTCCTTTTCACAAATTCTTGTTTCGCTGTTTACAAGTTTATAAGATGTACACTTCATTTTAATCTCCGTTAGTTAGTGGTCTATATATATAGTCTATCACTATTAGTATATAGAAGTAAACCTTTATTTTATCTTTTTTTTAATTATTTTTAATTATTTTTTTATTTTTTTATATTTTAGGGGTTTACTATTATAAACTCTTGTGATAGAATGATTCTATAGACCAATTTTAACAACGGAGAATAAAATGAGAAATTTCGTATCAAAAGCAGAATACCAAGGTTCAAACATCGAAGAGTTAATCAATGCAGGTTTTGAAGAGGGTTCTGAGTTCTGCACATTTAATCAAGCTAAAAAACATTTTAACCTAAATGGTAAAGAACTAAAAGGTGCTAAAAGTTGCGCTAGATTAATGAAGATAGTTGAAAAGAAAGTTATTAACAAATTGACTAATAAAGAAGAAAAGAAAAAAGTTCCAAACTATTTCAACGTATTTGAAAAAAATCACATCAAAGCAATTATCGCAGAAAACACAGGGGTGGTGGCTTAATGCCACCCCCAAAAGGGAGATCAAAATGAAAGTTAAAATTAACATTGAATTTGAATTAAACGAAGACGAAGGCGGTTCAAATAAAAACGAGGTAATAGAAGAATTACAACAATGGTTGAGTTATCCAAATGAGTATGATCTTAGAAGATTTATCTCAAATGTGAATATCGTGGAGGAGCGTGAACAAACAAACAAAATTAAACTTGAAGGTTTTGCTCAACCAGATCCATTCGTGCCTGTCCATAATGATCTTTACGGAGAATAAAATGATTTACTTTTACAGAGATGGGCAACGCCTAATAAAACTTAATATAAATGACAAACCATCTGATTGGGCTATTTCTAACAATGGTGGCAAGTGGCAAATGTATAAGATGAATACAAACATCCGTACTACTGTTGATTTAGCAAAATATATACATGACGATAAAATGCTTGATTACAAAGTTGGCAATATTTTTAGTTATGTAGAAACCGCTATTTTTCTTTTCAAAAATGATTGTTTCACCGATCTTTGCCAGATGCTGAGAGAAATTGCTGAAATTGATTTAGACCCACTTGTGGAAGATATCTTAACCATACTACGTGATAGGTTTGGTCAAGAAAGAGTTAATAAAAACATTTTACCGATGGAGGCGTAAATGATTATCAGAATTATATTTGTCATTATTGGATTATTGATGGGTGCATCTATACCAACATTACTTTTAATCTAGGGGAATTTATTTCCCCTTTTTTTATGCAACAACACCTGATGGTAGTTTAGATTGACTTATTGGCTTATTATCTAATATTGCATCAATAATTGCTTCCATAGGGAAAGCACCCCAATCCTCACCAGAGAAATCTGCTTCCTCATCAAACACATCATTATATAACTGTATCCAACCTTCGTTAGTTGTTATCTGTCTAATTCTTTCTTCTTTTTCTTCTTCACTCATCATTAATATCTTTCAACATTCGTTCAAACTCTTTTACAGTTCTGGGGAATAACTTTCTTGCCTGATCCATAGCTTTGGCATTGCCGTTGATTGCATAAAGATTTGCAAATGTTTCATAAGCAAATGCACCTCTTCTTCGATAATAACTTTTGCCATGACCCCATGCGCTATAATCTGAATAGAATTTACCTTTAACCATTGCGTCTACTATATCTGACATAGAGTTAGCACCATCAAATCTGGGGTCATATCCAAAGTAGTTAAAAGAACTACCTTTACGTCTGCCACTTTTATATGTTTTAGTTTTTTCAACTCTGACTAAAAGTGTTTCTCTTAATTCTTTTAACTTATCATCTGTATCTGAAGCTAATTGATACCCAACATAATCATCAAAATCTATGCCATCTTTTGCCAAGCCTAAAGCCTTCGCATCATCAACAAATGCTCTCTGAAAATCTCTATCTGTTTCTGACCGATATCTCATTTTCTTTGATGAAACATTATCTACATGATGACCATATTCATGTTCTAACGTATTACGTCCTAAATCAGATTGTATTCTTTGAGAACCATCATAATACTTACCACTCTTAGACCTTTTTATGGATTTCGGTTTTGGTAATTTTATCGCAACCGCTAACGCAAGTGGTGAAAGATTATCATTTAATTTATCACTATATTCTTGTCTTGCTTTTTTAGAACCTGCTGTAAGCAAATCACCAATATCTATTTTATTATTATCTGATATTTCAACTTCAACTGGTAAAATTGGGTCTGCCTCTATCTCATCCTCTGGCGTGACATAAATTAAAGTACATCTGCAATTAATAACATTAGCCGCTCCACCTCTGGGGTCGGATGGATATCCCATCTTATAGGGTATGCCATTAACGAAAACCTCAAAATCCTCATCCATAGGAATAATAGTGCCAGACACCGCTGAATGTGCGCCTCTGGTTCTCGCATCGTTTACAGCAACCCATTGTTTCTGTAGCTGTGGGATATTTAAATCTTTTGCCATCTCATGGTTTGCAAAACTAGCCGCATTATGCGTTTCAGTTCGGGCTATAGTGGATGCTCTTCTTTTACTCATTAAGCCACGTTGAGAATCCAATATTGCTTTGGCTGTTGGTGCTACACCTAAGTCATCGGCTTGTGAGACTTGTATAGCCTTCATAATCTGCTTTCGGGTAGTATCAGACACCTGTTGTATGTTCTGACCGCCCTGACCCCTTAAAAAGCTATTTATAAGGCGGTCAAACTCTGTTTCCTGTTTCTTATATGTTTGAAACCTTTTAGCGAATGATTCGATAACTGCCCTATAGTGTGGCAATAAAACAGCAGAAATCTTATTTGATATGAATGGTGTAGTTGGTATTCTTCCCAATCTCTCGTAAGATTCAGAAGCCTCTTGTCCTATTTGTGCAAAGGCAGATAATAATTGCAATCTAAGTTTACGCTCAAATTGAAGCCTTATTCTATTTTGCTCTATGGCATCTTTTCTTGCATTGACACGATTTGCTCTTTGTTTAAAAGCAATGTTTGTTTTCATTAGTCTTTAGACCTCAAAGGATGCCCTTTAGGTAATAAATCTAAATCAAACTTTCCGCTTTTGAATCTACCTGTTCTGACTGCACTTAAGAAAACATTAACTCTTGCATAAGCCCACTGGTCGCTAGATCTTACGCTTGGGCGTACTGATTGTGGGTTAGTATTGTAAGCCCCCACACCCCTTCTAAAAACGGCTTCTAGCATTCTTTGTGTGACACGCTTACCTTTTTTATCGCCATGTTTTTCGTTATGATCTTTGACCTTTTGAGCTAATCCTTTTTTGACTGCCTCAGATATTGGGGCTTTCTCCTCCAAGTAAGATAAGACAACATAGGCATCTTCTAATTCATCTTGCTTATCACGCTCTTTATCTAGTTGAACAACCTTACGCCTAGCCCATGTTTGACCATTATCACCACCCCATAAAAGCCACGCTATTTTTCCTGCGCTTGGATATCCATCTTCTCCCTGCCTAAAACCTTCCGCACGCTTGTCAACTTCATGTCTTGAGAAGAAACTGTGCATCCTCCGAACAACTGATGGAGACAATCTTTCTCTGTTAACGAGTTGTCTGGCTCTAGTTGCGCCAACTCTAGTGCCTCCTCGACCGAACTCTTGTCGCATTTCAAGCCCACGTTGCGCCTCCTTTGCCATCTGTTCAGTAGGTTTTGTGTCAATATCACTCTCTGCCTTGTCATCATCATCATCCGTTACTTGGAACTCTGGATCTGCTGTATGATATTTTCTAGGAAGTTTATCACCTGTTAAACGCTCATAATCTGCATGAGACGCACAAGGCATAAATATCTTGCCATCATCTCCATCATGACTATGGAAACCAAAACAACCTATTACTTCTGATCTATCTTCAGCTTCTTCTTGAGTTGTAAAAATATCTTTTTCAACTTCTCTTTTAGTCTCATCATCATACCCATATGCAAGTTTACCATCCTCTTCTGCTTCTTCACCCTCAGAGGGCGCAACTTCTGTTGAACCAAGAGGGAAGAGATTAGCCGCGATAAAGACATCATCGCCTCCTGTGATTGGTTCTAATCCTAATCTATCCCTAGCTTCATTTCTTGAGATTATACCTTCTCTGACTGCTTGAACCACATTCTCATAAATTCTTTTTCTGCGTTCAGTCATGGCAGGTATTGATTCAAAATCATAACGAATAGAAATATCATCACCGAATAATGGGGAAATCCATTCATTCATGTCTGATTCAACTCGTTTTGCTAGTGGTATAATAGTTTCCTCATATAGTGCCAACCTTGCCTCTTGTACGTTTGCATAAGTTTGGCTATCTGGTATTCCGATAAGTTGAGATGGCACACCAAAACAAAGAGCAATATCTTTTGCCGCCATGTGCTTTTGCTGTAAAAAGTCCATATCCTTTGGTGATAATCCCATCTCTCTCCAATCAAAGTCACCCTCCAATAGTAATGGTCTACCTGCGTTTTTTGGTCCTTGAAACTTCATCCTTAAATCATCTTGAAGCTGTTGCCTTTGCCCATCACTCAACTGAATAGGCATACCTCTATCATTCTGAGGTTTGAATACAATAGCACCACTTGGTCTTGCTCCATTTTCTAACAAAGAAACATTGTGCTTGTTGACCGCGTTATGATTGTCAATATCAACTGCGGCGGCTTTTATCGGTGACATTCCATAAAAATCATCCAATGGATTCCACATTTTGATGTGCTTAACTTCTGATACACCTGTTACTGGGTCAGCATCATAAGTATGCACCACCCTACCATTCAACATATATTCATACCCTGATGGGCTTGCTGTCTTGCTTGGCTTTACCTTTACCCTGTCAGGGCGTAGTAAATATAATTCTCTGGGTACACCTGCTACCTCTGACATTTGGGCATATGAATTACCAGAAATTAGAAGATAAGAATAAAGCGATTGAAAATATTCAACACCTGCTTGCATGGGATTAGGTCTATTCAACAAAGTTAAAATGGGATGTTCATCTAACTCCATATCGCCTTGATAGGCTTGCCAATGAATAGAAGCCGCGCCATTGGCTATTTCATTTACACATCTATAAACTATAGCGTTCTGTGAATAACCATCATCTGCGTAATTATCATAATTATCCCTGCGACTATATGAATTGCCAGTCGTGTTAAGAACAACTTGTGGTGCTTCTTTTATCTCGTAACTTTTATTACTTCGCAAAAAATCAAATAAACCCATCAGGAAATTCTCCAATACGCCTGACCATTGGTTTGGCTCAGTTCTGTTAATGCCCAAACTAGAGCATCCATCCTATCAGGTGATTTCTTACTGGCTTGTGTGAAGAAACACATCTGATCTTCTAATTCTGAGAAAGCACCAACATGATGCACCTTCCCTTGTTCGTATAGGGCGGCTATTGGCTCTGCCCTTATAATCTTACCACGACTAGCATTTACTGGCGTATAAGGTACGCTGTTATCAATATTCCTTAATAACCTCTCCACTAAATCACCGCCATTATTTACTTCTGCAACTATTCTATCTGCGCTGTACTTGTAATATGCCTCTATAGCCTTTTTACCCCAACCATCAGCAGAATATTTGCCTGATAGATCATCTATAACATAAAAACGACCTTCAATGCTACTACCACATACAACAATGCCTGTTTCATCAGAATTTTCTGTATTTGTTACAGCAGGGTCAATGGCAACAACCACTCTTTGAAAGTCTACAGTAGAATCTCTTGATATTCTTGCAGAGTCAATCATTCCATAGTTCCATAGCGCACCTTCTTGCTCTTCTAATATATCAGCATAAAGCTCCTGTCTGCCAAGCCTTGTGCCTTCGTATTTATCTTTGAGTTGTTGGAGTGCTGTTTCTGCCAAATTCTTATAGTTCTCGAATGTTGAACCCCTTGTTAGATGAACATCTTTACCCTCTCTTTTAGCCAAGCCAACAATTAAAGGCGTTGCCCTAGGCGTGGTTGTGATAACTAATCTTGGATCATCACCTAAACGCAATCCAAACATCATTTGGTCATAAGATTCTGGGTATCGCCAAGCGGCAACCTCATCAGCCCATATCCTGTGAAACTGTGGACCTCGCAATCTGTCTGGCTCTATAGCGGCAAAACCTTGTATAACCGAACCATTGAATAATTTTATCTCCATAGCAGATCTATTATAAGACTCAGACTTTGAGATGGCATAACATTCATCAGGAATTATTTT